ACGAAGTCGGTGTAGAGGTGCGTGGTCGCCAGATCGATGATCTCCATGATCCCCTGCCCGGCGCTGGGCACCGGAGGGATGGGCGGGCTGGCGTTGCCGGTGTACTTGCGCAGGACCAGGTTGGCCCACTGGTCCCCAGGCACCGCAGGCGTGGCGTGGGAGATGGCGTTCTGGAATGTTGTGATAGCAGAGTTGAGGAACTTCTGCCAGTGCCCCACTCCATTCACGAACTCGGCGTCGTCCGGCGTGAGCAGGGAGTTTCCTCCCGTTGTCACATCACAGCGGTAGTTGCTGGCGGCGTAGATGAACGCCTCCAGGCCGATGGAGGTACCCCGCAGGTCCTCTAGCTGGGTGAGGCCACCCACCAGGGTGCGGTAGCGAGCGCCGCCGAGGGCCTGCTCGATGGGAAGGCCCAGGTTGGTGCCCAGTAGCTGGACGAACTTCAAGGGCGCCCGGTCCGGGTCGTAGACGTTGAGCACGCCGTCGAGGAGCGTGCGCTCGTAGTCGTTGTCATAACCCAGGATGGCCGTGAACTTCCGCAGCGGTCCGTTGCGCCCGTCAGCCGCCTGCTGATCGTCGGTGGACTGGTAGAACTGCGGGATCAGGCTGAACAGCTTCTCGGCGGTGCCGTAGTTGCGGGGCACCAGCAGCGCCACGGTGGCCGCAGCCAGCCAGGTGGGGGGCGAGCCGAAGTACAGGAAGAGCGTGTAGTAATACCAGTAGCCCCCGGTGAGCGGCGTGTCCATGACCATCTGGCTGAACTGGTCCGGGTCGTGAGGATCGTGGCCCTCCTCGTACCAGACCGGCACCCCGTCCAGCGGTGTGGTGGGAGGCCCGAAGGCACCCCGCACCAGTACCGCCTCAACCCACGGCACGGTGGGGGGAATCCGCACCGTGACGAGGCCAGTGTCATACCCGATGGGCATGCCGTCGAGAGTGGTCCCGTCCACGATGTCGAACGGGACCTGGACGGGGCCGTACCGCAGCGCTCCGTGCCATCCAGCGGTCGAGCGGACGACGTCGCCGCCGATGGTGCGCCGGATGGTGAAGGGGCGGAAGTCCGTCACGTCAGGCCCCCGATGGGGGTGAGCACGAACTTGATCGTGTCGGTGGTGTCGAGCAGCGGGATGAGGATCGGGCTGGCCGTGAGGTCACCGATGGCGGGAGCCACAAGGGTGCTGTTGTCGGCGGCGTAGAACTGCATGGCCTTCAAGACGATGTAGTCCACCCCGGTGACGGCCAGCGCAGCGTGGTACACGTCGCCCTGGGAGTAGAACTTGCCGAAGTCCGAGGAGTCGAAGGCGAAGAGGGCGGTCATGGCGTCCCGCACGCCATTGGCCACGGTCAACTGGCCGAACTCCTTGCGGACGTGGACGTCGAGCGCCAGGTGGATCTGTTGATACAACTGCTCGGAAGTGCTCAGCGGGTGGACATCGACAGCGGTGCCCACCAAGGCCCGCTCGGTGAGGTAGGTGTCCACCGCTGCCCGCAGGTCAACCGAGGGGTAGCCCCCGCCCACCGGGGCGATGTACACCTTGATGTTCGTGTAGAACTGGCCCGTTGCTGTGGCCTTTGCCACACCGGGTACCTGGTGGGCCAGGTCTGCGAAGTCCTGGAGGGTGATGGCCCGGTCCCGGAGCTTGGCCGCTCGGGGGATCGAGTAGCGCATCTGGTCGATCGACTCGTTGTCAGCGCCGCCGTTGCAGGGGCTGTCGGCGGCGTTGACCACGCTCACGCCAGCGATCGGTGGTGTGATCTGGGTGATGGTGCCCCCGGCCACGTTGCCTCGTGCCCCGGCGCCGTAGCGGTAGGAGCAGGTGACCTGAGCGCCGTTGGGCGGGATGCGCCCGGCCACGTTGTCTCCGAAGACGATGTGCAGGAACTGCTGGTCGTCCAGGTAGGTGGTCCACACCGAGGCGTCGGGGTCGGCCACCACCAGGTTGTCCACGTAGCTCCACTCGATGACGGAGGTGTCCGTCTCCTGCACGTAAAGCCGGGTGCTGCGGTGGATCACCCCGGCGTTCATCAGCACGTACTCCTGCATGGGGGCGCCGTTGGAGATCGCCACGTACTCGGTGGCGATGGTGCGGCCCTCGTTCACACCGATGTCAGCGGTGCGCACCGACTGGCCCAGGTAGGCGTTGGTGGTCGTCTCGAAGAAGACGGCCCCCTGGCCCTCGCTCTGGCCCGTCTGCACCACGGTCCCTGACGGGATGGTGGTGGTGCTGTTCAGGTAGGCGGTGTCGTCCAGGGTGAAGGTGACGATGCCCGAGGCAGCCTGCTGGGCGATGGGGGTGTACCCCAGCATGTCGGCTATGCCGAGGACGCTCTGACGACGCTGGGCAGTGGCCAGGAACGGCTCGGCAGCGACCCGGTCGATGTAGTAGTTGGTCACGTCTCCGACGTAAGCAAACAGTTCTAACAACAAAGTTCCGAAGTCGGTTGTCTCGCCCACGGTGACCCACTCGGGCATGAACCCCCGGGCGGCGCTCACCAGGAAGGAGACGAGAGAGTCGTAGTCCCTGTTCGTGTAGTCCATCTCGATGGGTGCGGTCATACCGAGGACTCCTCGCTCAGGAAGTTGGCGACCGGGATGCGCAGAGAGCGAGCCTCATCGAAGGCCCCGGCCGAGTAACTGACGTCCACGAAGAGCCTGCCTGGCTGGAGAGGGTCCGCAGAGAACCTGACGTCCCGCAGGTTCACCCGGGGAGCGAAGGTGGTGATCCGCTCAGACACTTGCTGGGCTGCATCAGCCTGCACCAACACGTCAGTGGGATCGAAGAGGGCCGCTTCCATGTTGGCGCCGTAGGTGGGGTGCATGACCCGCTCGTTCTCGTTGGTCATCAGCACGTCGATCAACTGCCCACGGATGACCTCCGGGTACGTTGTTACAACAGAGACGTGCCCGTAGATGTCGATCTGGAAGGGGAATCTGAGCGCCTGCATGTCACCTCCAGTTCGAGATCCACTGTCCAGCGCCCGACGAGCGCAGAGTGGGCGGGCCACGCTTGTCACTCAGCCAGAACGGCCGGTACTGATACCAGTTCATGCCCCGCTCAGCCTGCCGACCCACGGTCAGCACGGTGTAGAAGCTCTTGTTGAGGCCGATGTCGTGCTGCACCCCACTGACGTACCACAGACCGTCGTAGGTCGGGGACATGGTTTGCCCCCGCTTCGAGGAGATCTGCACCACGGTGCCAGGAGAGGCGGTGGCGTCCCCCTCGATGCGAACCTCGGCCTGCTGGGGCCACGGTGGGTTGTAGAAGCCCTGCTGGATGATCTCGGCCTCTTGTTGTGATGACGCAGGCATGTCGGTGGCGAAGCGGCCCACCAGTGCCGACCCCCAGGTGTTCTTCATGACCGAGGGCTGAGCCGTGAGCCTGGCCAGCGGCGGGGTCAGCACCACGGCCGACTTCCCGGCCAGGTAGGCGGTGGTGGGCGTGCGGTAGGCCGGGTCCTGGACACCGACGCTGATGGGCACGTACTCGACCACGGCGCCCGACCCGAAGTTGCCCGTCTCGGAGGCCGAGAAGTCCGGGTCCATGCTCCCGCTCAGGAGCTTGCGCACCGGGAGCATGCGGTAGGCGATGTCCCGGTAGTCGATGAGGCGCACGACACCCTGGTCGTAGAGGATGCGAGCAGCCAGGCGGTTCGCCATGGCCAGCAACATCTCCCAGTCCGACTCCGAGGTCTGGGCCAGAGAGCGCCACACCATCGTGTCGTTGCGGAACTCGTCGGAGAAGCCCAGGTTGGCCTCGCTCACGATGCGCTGCATCATCTGCGTCAATGTCAATGACGTGAAGAAGCGGGGGACGTTGCCCTTCAACACCATCGAGGCCCCGTAGCAGAAGATCTCCTGCACGGTGACAGTCTGGTTACCCACCAACCGCTTCTGCGGCATCACGCTGTTGACATAACCCTGGAAGGTGCTCTTGTTGCCGGGAGTGCCGTAGGCGAACTCGATGCGCTGGTTCGGTAGCTGATCGAAGTCCGTGGCACGAGTGCCGGTGACCACGAAGATGCTGGCGGTGTCGTGCTCATCCTCCTTGCGGGTGAGCGTGCCGTGCGTGGGAGTGACCAGGATGGAACGCTCGTTCACCCGGATGTCCCCGATGACGGTGGTCGGGCTGCGAGCAGGCTGGACCAGCGAGGGGGAGGTAGTCACGACGGCACCCGCACGGACTGGCCAGGGCGGGCGTCCCAAGGGTGGAACACCTGCGGGTTGGCATCAGCGATCACCCACCACCGCCGAGGGTCGGCGTAGGCGGTGAAAGCGAACAGGCTCATGTCGTCCGTCTCCTTCACCAGCGCCACGGAGTAGGGGCTGGTGAGGTAGGTGACGGTGTTGAGGAACACCGTGAGCTTGTTGCCCCGGCCCACGTCAGGGTCCTTGGTGGTGACCCACAAGGCCTCGCCCTGGGTGTAGCGGGAGGCAGCGGTGATCATCAGAACCGCCCAGCCAGAGAGATCGTGGACCGGGCCATCACCATCTGCGGCGCCGGGTTGCTCGGGGCAGCCTTCTGCTCGGCTGGCTTCACCAGCGGGATGGGCTGCGCCCGGATGAGGTGCGTGTACGGCTTCATGCTGTTGCCGTCGCCGTTGACGATGTGGTCCAGGGTGTAGGTGTCCAGGTGGACCTTGTTGTTGGGCGGCTTCGAGGTGTTGGTATGCAAGATCTCGTAGGTCTTACCTGCCTCGATGACCGCATGGATGAAAGCGATGTGTCCGTTGGGG